GCAGGGGCTGGGACAAACTTAGTAATAAATTTTGACGCAGTTCAATATAGCAGTGGTACTTGGTCAAACCTTACTGGAAGTAAAACAGTTCATCTGTTTATTTCTATAGTTTAATATAAAAATGGTATAATTTTAAAGAGGTGACCCCATGGCTGTAGAAAATATAGGAAGTTTAGTACCAACCAAGATTCCAGCATTGGCAGATGATGCTGATATTCAAGATGCGCTAAGGGCGTATCATTATGGCTCTTATGATTTTGATACCGCAGAAACAGATGCAACAGAACTTTTAAACCCATCAATTGCCTATACTATTAATAATTTACAAAGTCAAATTACTACAAAGGCTGCGCTAGAAGTTTCAGCAAGAGATAGTTCAAGGGTAACGACAACTGCACCAACTGCTGCTGCGTTCACTGCATTTTCTAATACAATTCCAGATGGTTATATTTGGGTAGACAAAGATGCTGCTGCACAAGTAGGATATATATCGGCAACATCTGTTTATACTACAACACAGCCAACAACTGGTTTGGCTAATGGTGTTATTTGGATTAAAAAAGGGTCAAGCCCTTTAGAGATGTATGTTTATAATGGGGACACTAGCGTTTTTAATCGGGTGATTTAATGCCAACAACTTTTGATGAAGATGGAAAGCCAGGGTATATCTACAATGTAGCAGATGATACATGGTATGCCATTTCTGGCAAGACTGATACATCTGGAACTTTTGAGTGGGCTGGTCTACAAAGTTATTTATCTGCCGTAACAATGCTTGAATCCTTGGTTGCAAAAAAAGGTATAAACAATTATCTTAATCCAACAGCAAGAGATGCATCAATAACATCTCCGACTGCTGGAACCATATGTGTAATAAGACAAGATGGTAGTGGAAACGTAATAAATCAACTTCAATTTTATAATGGATCAGCATGGGCTACTTTAATTCCAACACAAACAGGAAATACCGACAAGGTATTAAAAACAGACGGAACTAACGCATCATGGCAAGACGCAAGTGGACTACCAGATGTATTTTTATTAATGGGGGGATGATTAAGTTATAGAAGTATATGAGATTTCATATATCCAACAATACTTATAACATTAGTGTATAATGTGTATAGAACTTACAAAATTAAGATAGATTGGAGCATAAATGCCAAATTTTGCAGTATTAGATGGAGAGTCAGTAATTAATATAATCGTTGCTGATTCTAAAGAAATAGCAGAAAGCCTAACTGGTAAAGATTGTGTTGAAGCCACAAGTGTCAAGGCACAGGTTGGTGGTACATATTCTGAAGGCAATTTTATTGAACCAAAACCATATCCTTCTTGGGTATTAGATGAAAACTATGAATGGAATCCGCCAGTTGCACCACCAGTTCCCGACTTAGAAAATCCTAAATTCTATGAATGGAACGAAAATAGTTTAGAGTGGATTTTAATTCAAGATTAAAATATTTTTTAAATATTAATAATACATTATAATTCTGGGGATAAAATGAAAATAGTTTTTACTAATACTTTTGGTATTAATATAGAGAGTCCAAAACCTGGTAGTAAAATTTTACCAACGTGGTATAAGGACCTTAATTCATATCTAAATAATGAAAAAAAACCAATAGGTGACGGAACTATAGCGCCAACAATAAAACGCTGTATTCCTGTGTTAGATAGTCTTACTAGCGGATATATAATTACACTGCCAACAGATATCCACGTTAGTATAAAAGAAGATGAAAATGGTAAAAAAGTTCAATGGTTTGAATGGCCTTCTTTTCCTTTAATACAGTTTCATCCAATAGATCAAGCGCTAAATCATCCATTATCAAAACCATATCCATATCCCAAATTCATGAATCCTTGGTCAATCAAAACACCTAAAGGATATTCTACATTATTTGTTCAACCATTTCATAGGGAGTCAGTTTTTACTATTTTGCCAGGGATTGTGGATACAGATATTTATACCGCACCAGTAAACTTTCCATTTGTTATTAACGATCCAAACTTTGAGGGATACATAAAAAGGGGTACTCCTATAGCACAAGCAATACCAATAAAGCGTGATAAATGGACCATGGAAATGGGCAATCAAGAAGACTATTTTGAACAAAATGGCATTACCCAAAAACTAAAAACAAAATTTTTTGATAGTTATAAGAGCACCTTTTGGGACAAAAAAGAGTATCTATAAAGTATGTTATAATATATTTCATACGACCTAAAGGAGGGAGTAGTTAATGCCAACAACATACAAAGTACTTGGACAGTCGGCCCCATCAGCAACCACACTTACAACATTATATACCGTTCCAGCAGCAACATCTGCAGTTATATCAACTATTGCTATTGCAAATAGAGCAGGCACATCTGGAACATATAGAATTGCAGTACGTCCCGCAGGAGCATCAGTTGCCAACCAGCATTACATTGTTTATGGAGCAACCGTTGCAGCAAGTGATTCAATTTTATTAACACTTGGAGTTACATTAGCAACAACAGATATTATATCTGTTTATGCGTCATCTGCAGATATGTCATTTACTGCATTTGGAAGCGAGATTTCATAATGGCCGTAGGAAAGGCTAGTGATTCTGCTATAGGTGGTAAGAAATACCGTGATGCCTCTGCTAGTACTACTAAAATTGCAGATGTTCCAGATGCGCCGAGTGTTGGCACTCCTTCTGACGTAGATGGTACTGGAGCATCTGTACCAGTTACAGCATCTAACACTGGTGGTATTCCTGCAAGTTTTTTAGTTACAGCATCTCCAGGAGGAGCAACTGGATCTGGAAGTAGTCCAGTAACTGTATCTCCTCTTGATACTGGAACCTCTTATACCTTTACTGCAGTGGGTAGAACAAGTAATTCAATATCTGGACCAACGTCAAGTGCCTCTAATGCATTTATAATACCAGCATACGAACTAGCAGAAACATTTAATTCATCAGGAAATTATACAATCCCAGCAGGTAAAACTAAAATTGCAGTTAAAATGGCTGGCGGCGGCGGCAATGGTGGTCAAGGCAGAGGTGGACTATACACAAGTGCTCAAGGCGGCGGCGGTGGCGGCGGCGGCGGTCTTGGAATTATTGAAGAAATACCAGTAAATGCTGGTACAACTTATGCTGTAACAGTAGGCGCCGCTGGCGGAGGTACTTCAAGTTTTGGAAACCTTGTTACCGCAAACGGTGGCGGTAATGGCGGTACTTTTGCTAATGGTGCTGGCGGTGCTGGCGGTAATTTTTCTAATAATGCGGGAGTATCAAAAAGTGGCTTAAATGGTGGTAGTGGTGCTAGTTCTAATTTTTCAAATGTTAACACTGCAGGTGGTACTGTTAGTACAGCAACTTCAAACAATAATATAGTTGGAACTTTATCTGCAGGTGGAGGCGGTGGCGCTGGAGGTGGTGGCTCACATGCTCAAGGACAGGCAGCAACTTCAAGAAGTGGTTCTGCTGGTGGATCTCCATTTGGTGGGGCTGGCGGATATGGCCTTGTTGGAGCAAGCAATGACAATGCAGGTGGTGGACAGGGTGCAACTGGACTCGGCGGCGGTGGCGGTGGTGCTGGCTCTGCTGGAGGACATGGTGGATATGATTTTAGTGCAGGCTTTGCTGGTGGTGGTGGTGGCGCTGCTGGCCGAGTAGTAGTTTATGTAAAATAACAAAAAATATATTATTTAAAAAAATATATTAAATAAAAAACCCTCCAAGCCAAAAGCAAGGAGGGTTAATTAATTTTTAAGACTTACAAGGATATTTGTTATACCATTCTTGATACCGTGTTCCATTCACAGAACTCCAAGCAGACCAGTCTTTTCCACCCTTAGTCATATGTAAGGTAATTTGTGCATTTACTACTGGGTTTAGCAGTTCAGCATTTGAGTCTAACTCAAACTTGTCTCTACGATCTGACCCTAGTTCTCCAAGCATGTTTATTTGAAATACTCCATAAGAATTATCTCCAGTTTTTACATTGCCGTTAAAAGCAAGAGGACGACCATTTGACTCTGCCTTTGCAATAGCACAAGCAGACCTTAAAGCCTTTCCTTCAAACCCTACATGACGCAACATATCAACTAATTGCTCATCAGTCAAATTATGAGCATTTTCATACTTTTCTAATTTTTTGTCTTTAGAAACCAAAAAAGCCACCTGTTGGGTGGCAGACTTCACGGACTGTTTAATTAGTAAGTTATTTTCATTTGTTGCTTTTGCTGTACCCACAAAAATGGTACTGCAAATAACCAACGTTAATACCCCTAGCCAAGCATTAGATTCTCTCATTGTAAAATACCTCCTAGAGAACAAATGCTACCAATAGGTAGCATGTATTAATTATAACACTAATTTGGCCTTTTGGTCAAGTTAAAACAATAAAATATAAAAATATTTTAAATATTATCTTAGTTAATGGTATAATGATAAGATTATGGCTACATTTAGAGATCAATCACTTAGTTCTTATTCAATTGGTTCCGCACCCCCTACGGTTAACTGGACGATTGTAAAAGGCGATACGGCAGCATTTAGAGTGTATGTAACGGATGATAATAAAGATCCACTTGATATTGCCGAATGGACAATTGAAATGGAAATCAAAAGACCAGCAATTGCGGGTAATTTAAATGATGCAGATCCATCAGGAGTTTTAATTCTTAATCCATCACCTACAGCAGAAGATAGCGATGGAGAATTTACAGTATCTCTAACATCTGCCCAATCAAAAAGTTTAAACACTGGAGATATTTTTGATATTGAGTTAAGCGATGCTACGAGGGTATGGACAGTTGCTCGTGGCATATTGACAGTTATTGAAGATATTACAAACAGCGATGAGTCGTAATGGCTTATGCAACAATAATAGATTTATCTGAAAAAAGATCAGAAACAATTTCTAGGATAAATTATCCTAAAAGTAACATAAGTGGTTTTGTAAGGCTCACAAAGATACAAGAAGTTTTACCTTTTAGAGTAAAGTTTACAAATATTGGAATACCTCCAGCAAACGTAGGTATTCCTGGAATTGGTCTTCAAATCATTGGAATAAACAACTATATTCTTTAACATAATGATATAATAGCCACATGGCAAAGATATCAACCACCAACGTAAAAGCCCTGTTTGAAACAGGTGATAGACCAACTCAGGCAAACTATGTAGATTTAATTGATAGTACTTCTGCTAGGTCTACCGATCTTGGATCAGATGGCAATAACGAGTTAACAATTAATGGAATTGAAAGTTCCACAGTGTTTGATAGTTTTGCAGCAAGTGAGTTTAGATCAATGAAATATATGATCTCACTCAAGTATGTAGCAGGCGGTGCAAATAAG